TTCATGCTGCTGCTGACCCTGCAGGAACGGGCCGCGATCCGCGCGGCTGCGCCGAATGATCCTGTGGTCAACGACCTGCTGCTGATGCTCAACGATCCGAGACTGACCTTCGTCGACCTCACGAATGTCAGCGTCCAGGAGGCCGTGCAGTACATGACGACCACCAAGACGCCGCTGCTCACCGCGGATCGAGTAAAGCGCATCCTGGTGGGCCTGCCGCCCCAGGCAACCTATCAATGATCCACCGTGCCTTCTACAAGACTCCGGGCGACCGCGACGTCCAACTCATTCGCGCCTGGACGCCCAGCGCGTACTCACACTGTGAACTGGTGCTGCCAGATGGCGGTTTCGTCTCCAGCTCCCCCAGGGACGGCGGCGTGCGCGCCAAGGTCATCGAGCCAGACCCAGCGGCGTGGGACTTCCTGCCCCTGCCCTGGCTCCAGCCAGCCCACGTCGAACAACTGCTCGAGCAGGAAGCCGGCGCCGGTTACGACTGGCTCGGCATCCTCGGCAGCCAGATCCTGCCGGCCGGCATTCAGAGCCGGTCGCACTGGTTCTGCTCGGAATTCTGCGCCCAGGCACTGGGGCTGGAGCAGCCACAACGCTACAGCCCGGGGCAACTGGCCGAGGCCGTGCGCTGGGCCGCGAATCTGAGCGCAATCTTGTAGCGCTCCCCACCACAACCCCCGCCCCATGACCCGGCGCGCCGGGTCCGCCAGCCTGTGCAGCGTCATCCTTTCCCGGCGCTTCCCCATCATGGCCGATCTCGCCATACCCCTCCGTCCGTCCCGCCCGGGACGGCGCCGTTTCCGACCTCACTGCAACCGTGCCCCGGAACACCGGGCGCGCGCGCTCGGCGCTTTCCGCTCGCCCTACCTCCGCGGAGTCCACCCATGATCGATCTCTCGCAACTCCCCTCGCCCACCGTCGTCGAGCCCCTCGACTTCGAGACGCTCCTGGCCCAGCGCAAGGCGCGTCTGCTCGCCCTCTGGCCGGCGGCCGAGCAGGCGGCGCTGGCCGACCGGCTGGCGCTGGAATCCGAGCCCTTGACCAAGTTGCTCGAGGAAAACACCTATCGTGAGTTGCTGCTGCGCCAGCGCATCAACGAAGGCGCCAAGGCCACGCTGCTCGCCTATGCAACCGGCAGCGACCTGGAGAACCTGGCTGCCTGGTACGGCGTCACCCGGGCGCTGGTGACCCCGGCCGATTCCACTGCCAAGCCACCCCGCGCAGCCGTCTACGAAAGCGATGAGCGCCTGCGCCAGCGCACCCAACTGGCCCTGGAAGGCTTTACCACCGCCGGCTCGCGTAACGCCTATCGCTACCACGCCCTGTCCGCCACGCCCCAGGTCAAGGACGTGGCCATCCTGCGGCCGCTCCAGGGTACGGTACGGGTGGTGGTGCTCGCGGCCGCGGGTGACGGTACTCCCGATGCCGCCCTGCTGGCCCAGGTGGAGACCACCCTCAACGACGAAGACGTACGCCCGCTGTGCGACACCGTCGAGGTCGGTGCCGCTACGGTCCTCACCTACGAGGTGAAGGCCACCCTGCAGCTCTATCCCGGCCCCGAATTGACCGTGGTCCAGCAGAACGCCCTGGCCAAGGCCCAGGCCTATGTCGCCGAGCGCCACGCCCTGGGCAAGGACGTCACCCGCTCCGGCCTGTTCGCCGCCCTGCACCAGAGCGGCGTGCACAACGTGCGCCTGGCCAGCCCGGCCAGCGACCTCGCCGTGACCGCCGACCAGGCGGCCTATTGCAGCGCCATCAGCCTGGCCACGGAGATCCTCGATGATGCCTGAGTCGCTGCTGCCACCCAACCGCACCCGCCTCGAGACGGCCCTGGCCGCGGCGGGTGTCGACCTCGCGGCGTTGCCCGTGCCCTTGCGCGACCTCTGGAATCCCTGGCAGTGCCCGGCCGGACTACTGCCCTGGCTGGCCTGGGCGGTCTCGGTGGACGACTGGGACGCCAACTGGGGCGAGGACAAACAGCGCCAGGTCATCGCCGACTCGGTGCGCATCCATCGCCACAAGGGCACCCGCGGTGCGGTACGCCGGGCGCTGACCAACCTGCTCGGCAACCAGGACTTCACCCTGCTCGAGGGCGCCCAGGGCGGTCACTACGACGCCAGCTACGTCTACGACGGCGAACGCTTCCACAGCCATGCCGAGCACTGGGCCCAGTACCGCCTGTACGTCAAGCAACCCATCAGCGTCGCCCAGGCGGCGTTGATCCGCAGCACCCTGGCCGACGTGGCCCCGGCGCGCTGCGAACTGCTGTCCCTCAACTTCACCGCCGCCCTCAATGACCACAGCGGCACCTTCCACTACGACGCAAGCTATACCTACGGAGTCGCCTGATGGCCAATCTCACCGAACAAAACCAGTACGAAGACGGGATCTACCAGATCGAGAAAAGCGACCCGGTGGTCGGCGGTGCGGACGGCATTTCCAACCGCCAGGCCAACCAGTTGGCCAACCGCACCCGCTGGCTCAAGGCGCGCCTGGATGGCCTGCTCGACTCGCCAGCGCTGACCGGCAAGCCCACCGCGCCGCGGCCGGCGCCGGGGACCACCAGCGACCAGGTACAGACCGCCGCGGGTGTGCTGGCGCAATTGGCGGCCTTCGGCGTGGGAGCCGAGTCGGTGAGTGGCATCAACCTGGACATCAATCAGGCGGTGCTGGGTACCAACGTCCACTACGAAGGCACCCAGGGGAAGGCGGTCGCCCAGAACTATCCACGCGTCGTTGGCAACGACGCCGCCCTGGTCGCCTTCAACGTCCTCACTCACGGCTTAGCCAACCGTACGATACAGCTGGCAATCGAGGTATTTGGCGCCTCGGGCGCACGCGGGCGTTCATTCATCCGCGTGAAACACGACACGACCTGGTTCGACTGGCGTGAGCTGACCTTGGGTGGGGAACGCCTAGGGGCGATAGATTTCTTCGCCACCCCATCGGCACCGCCTGGCTATCTCAAGGCCAATGGCGCCGCGGTCAGCCGTACCTCCTACGTCGCCCTGTTCGCCGCCATCGGTACCACCTTCGGGGCCGGCGACGGTTCCACCACCTTCAACCTGCCCGATCTGCGCGGTGAGTTCATCCGCGGCTGGGATGACAGCCGTGGGGTAGATAGCGGCCGGACCTTCGGCAGCCTGCAAAGTGGCCAGAATGCCAGCCACAGCCATACCGCTACGGCAAGTAACGCGGGTGCCCACAGCCACACCACCTCGGTGAAGGCCGACCGAGCAGCGGGGGAAGGAAACGCGGTATTCGGTGACGAGAATTGGTACGGCGACCTTTCACTGCCTTCGTCAACGGCCGGTGATCACACCCACACCATCAGCATCGCGGCCTCCGGCGGCAACGAATCCCGCCCACGCAACATCGCCCTGCTCGCCTGCATCAAGTACTGATGCACGGCTAGCCCACCCCGCAACGACAAGCCCCCGCCCCCGGGGGCTTTTTCATTTCTGCGCCCCCCTCTTTCACCCTGGCGCCTTGTATCCCCGGCGCCCACAACCCCCCCGCCACGACAGGCGCGGGGGATTGCGCCAGCCTGTGCAACGTCACCTCACCATCCGCGCAGGCAAACCCTCATGGCTGACTATCATCACGGCGTCCGTGTCCTCGAAATCAACGAAGGCACCCGCTCCATTTCCACCGTTTCCACCGCGGTCATCGGCATGGTCTGTACCGCCAGCGACGCCGACGCCACCGCCTTCCCGCTGGACACCCCCGTCCTGCTGACCAACGTCCAGGCGGCTGTCGCCAAGGCCGGCACCAAGGGCACCCTGGCCGCCGCGCTGCAGGCCATCGCCGACCAGGCCCAACCGCTCGTGGTGGTGGTGCGGGTCGCCGACGGCGCCAACGCCGCCGAGCTGACCAGCAACATCATCGGCGGTGCGGCCAACGGCAAGTACACCGGCATGAAGGCCCTGCTGGCCGCCAAGGCCCAGCTCGGCGTCACCCCGCGCATCCTCGGCGTGCCCGGCCTGGACACCCTGGAAGTGACCACCGCCCTGGTGGCCATCGCCAAGCAACTGCGCGGCTTCGTCTACGCCAGCTGCAACGGCTGCGCCACCAAGGAAGACGCGGTCACCTACCGCGGCAAGTTCGGTGCCCGCGAGCTGATGCTGCACTGGCCCGACTTCCTGGCCTGGTCCACCAGCACCAACACCACCGTCACCGCCAACGCCACTGCCCGCGCCCTGGGCCTGCGGGCCCAGCTGGACCAGAGCATCGGCTGGCACAAGACCCTGTCCAACGTGGCCGTCGACGGCGTCACCGGCATCAGCAAGGACGTGTTCTGGGATCTGCAGAACACCGCCACCGACAGCGACTACCTGAACGGCAACCAGGTCACCACCCTGATCAACCACGACGGCTACCGCTTCTGGGGCTCGCGCACCACCAGCGCCGATCCGCTGTTCGCCTTCGAGAACTACACCCGCACCGCCCAGGTGCTGGCCGACACCATGGCCGAGGCGCATTTCTGGGCCAACGACCGGCCCATGCACCCGAGCTTGGTGCGCGACATCGTCGAAGGCATCAACGCCAAATTCCGCGAGCTGACCCGCCAGGGCTACCTGCTGGGCGGCGAGTGCTGGTACGACGCCGACGGCAACGCGAAGGAGTCGCTCAAGGCCGGCAAGCTGTTCCTCGACTACGACTACACCCCAGTGCCGCCGCTGGAAGACCTCACCCTGCGCCAGCGCATCACCGACCGTTTCCTGGTCGACTTCGCCGCCCGCGTCAACGCCTGAACCTGA